CCACTTCTTCGCAAAGAGGATTAGCAGCCAGAATAGGATTCCAGTCGTAAATCCATCCATCAAGTTTGTGGCGAAGATACCGGGCCATTACTTCTTTCCCAACTTCTTAAGAGTCATGGCAAGACGGGCACGCTGTCCCATTTTACCGGGAGCCTTGGCGGCTTTAGCCAGCTTAGCAGCCGGAATCGTCTCGCCCTTCTTGACCCCCATAGATGCGCGAAGTGCGCCGGGTTTCTTAATTGCTTTCTGAATCCACTTCTCAGCCATGTTAATAATTTCCTTTCTGCTTCTTAGCCATCTTCTTACCGCCCATGTGCTTCTTGCCCGGCATCATTGAGCCGTCCGGCATTTTGTGCATGGGTTTACTTCCTTTCTTCTTCATCTTCATATGCTTACTTCCTTTTTCCTGATGGAGACACCGGCCAAGATTGTCTTGCCGGACTGGTTTTCCTACTAGCCATCGACCGCTTCTCAGCGGAAGTCATTCTGCTTGCAGCCTTGGCAGGTCGACACGCTGGGTAACTACGGCTGGACTTCTCAGCACCAGATCGCCCGCAAGGTTTGCCAGTCTTAATATCGACCCACTTCTCGCCAAACCATTTACCGAGTCCGCCTTTACTTGCCACGCTTCACCCGGTTATCTGCGCCAGACCAAGAGCCTCCGCGCTTCTTGTATTCCTTCGCTGCCCACGCATTAGCGTACGCGCTGGGGTACACATCGAACTTGCTTCGGGCCGCAGACTTAACGCTAGACCACAAAGCTTTGTTGTTTGGCACTGACTTAGCCATATCAGCAGTTCCACGCGCGCAACGACTTATTTATCCGACTATTCGGATCGTTAGCCGTCTTTGCACTCGTAAGTTTCTTTTTCATTCCTTTCATTCTTGCGCAGAAGGAATCTCGTCTTGGGCCGCCTTGAGGTTGCGGAGGTTTAAGTCCGGGTTTACCGGGATTAGCCCGGTTATAAGATGCGCGCCCTTTGGCATTTAAACCCCCAGCGGGATTTTTGCCTTCCTTACGTTGCCATGCAGGTGTTTTAGCCATTAACTAATTCTCTGTGCTACAAGAATTACAGAAGGAACCGCTGGAACAACCGGTGGGCCAGCAGATGCAGGGATGTGTTCGACATCGACGTTTGCATTTACGACCATAGTAATTGCTTCAATATACTGACCAGCGGTTACTGATTCAAAAATAGTCACTTGCAAAAGCGCATTACCGCCGTCTGCAGTTTTAGGCACACTGGTTAACGAGTTGCTATCTGCAATATCAGTTCCGTTTTTTCGAAACCAAATATATGCATCATGGTTAGTAGTATCTTTATTATCAAACTGCACACTTACAGTAATTGAATAAACACCTGCGGCAGCAAAAGTAATTTGCGAATTAGATACTACAGTAATGCCAGAATTGAACGACGACGAATTATTAAACGTCAAAGCTGTTGGAGTGTTAGCAGCAGGAGTTTGATCTACCGTTGAATAAAATTGTCCGTAGGCAGAATTAAACGTGCCATTAGACCCAATGCCAAGATTAGTCCGCGCACCTGATGCAGTTGAAGCACCGGTTCCACCATCCGTAACAGCAATATCACCAGTCAAACTAGAAAGGGAAACGCCGGTAATTGTGCCGCCAGTAATAGCGGCTTTGGAAAATGCTACCGTTCCAGTTCCGTTAGGGGAAAGGTTAATGTCCCCATTGGTATCGGTAGAAGAAATCGTATTACCGTCGAATTTAATATTATCGACGGCTACAGCGCCGGTACTAACCTTAAGTGCAGTGGCCACACCAGTGCCGCTATACACCGTTTTTTCGCTAGCGGTCGGGCCATCATCTACATGCAGCAGTTGATCGTACGTACTAGATACAGTACTGCCGGTGAGATTAGTAGGCATTCCTTATCTCCAAAGAAGGCAAGGGGGCTTGCGCCCCCCGCCAAGTCACTGTTACGACGGAGTAACTGCGTTAGTGCCGTTTGCATCAACCCAAGTCGAGTTAGCATTAGCACCAGTTGCAATCTTCAATTTGCTGTTGGTCGTGTCAAACACGATAGTTCCAGCAGCTTTACCGCTCGTATTAACAGCATTACCAATGGCAGCAATCTGAACGGCCGTAGCAGTACGGAGTTGGACGTATCCATCCGTAGCATCAACGTTACCAGTCAAAGTGCCCCCAAGGGTGCCGCCAGAAATGGTCACGTCATACAACGTTCCACCCTGAACGGTCACATTATCCTGAGTTACACCACGATAAACACCCATATTACTCTCCTTAAGAGAAGGGGGCCGAAGCCCCCCACCCTAGTTAGGCAGCCGAAACGTTGGCCACGATGGCGAAAGCATTCACCACGCAGTTAGTCGGAACAGCCGTGTTGAGGAGCAGGTCAATGGTGTCCGCCGAAGCAATAACGGTCGGATTGGCAAGGTTGGTAATACCATAACCCAACGCGTTCGACGCAAGGTCGTTCGTGTAGAGATCACCAGTGCCGCCAACATAACCAAGATCGAACGTCGCAGTCGTATTGGTCGACTCAACACTCGTCACCTGCAAACCGGCCGAAAGAACGACCGAACCAGCGGGCAGCGAGATGACCTGCAGCGTGTCGCCAGCAGCCAGAGCCGTAGCACCGGCAGCCGAACGAGCAGCTACAATTGCGGCAAAATCCAGTTCAACGGAGAACTTGGAAATACCGCTGCCATCGGGGAACGCAGCAGTTCCCTTATTAAAACCAAGCGTATCAGTATAAGCAGCCATTTTATTTAACTCCTACAATTAGGCGAGCGTGACGACAGACTGGGCCAGCGCCTCACCCTTCACAACCTTGTACCCGTAGACCTGAAGACCACGGACAATGTTACCAAAGGTCGACTCCGAACGGATCGTCTCCATGTTCGTCATCTGCGAAGCAAAGGTAAAGCCCATCTTGTGACCAGCAATGAGGTTGTACTTCATCGCGGCACCCGAACCGGACGTGGACAGGTTGTGGCTCACGTACAGCGTGAAGCGATCAACCATACCAAGGCGACCGTTACGAACAACAGACACGCTGTCGCCAGTAAGCGAGGCATCCTTCAGTTCGGACTTCTTGATAAGACCAGCCATCTTGGCCGGGATCACAACAAAGCGATTCTGCTCAGGGCAGTTAGCTTCGTCGAGAACCGTGCCGAGATCAACAAGCAGGTCGATCACCGACTTCGTGCCGCCAGCACCGTCCTTCGTCACAGAAAGCGGCGAACCGGTCGTGCCGAGGTTGAACGAAGCCGACTGCTCACCAGCCGTTGCACCCTTGTTAGCGGACGCAATGCCGGGGAGAAGGTCAGTCAACACGCGCTGATCAATCTTGATCTTCATACGCTCGGAAGCGTCCTTCGTCCAAGTGTCCATCAGGTTGATGTCCGACTGCACCTTGTCAACATCGTCCTCGACGCAAGCAAAGTACTCGCCCTTGTCGATGAGAAGCTGAATCTTCGGCTTGTCCGGATTCTCAACCGTCAGCGTCTGACCCTTCACGTAGTCGCGGATCGTGATTTCCGGCGTGGTGCGGATGTTAACCGTGTCACCATACTGGCGAATCTCGCCCTCGTAGTCCGTGTTGGAAATGGCTGCGAGAACCGTAGCATCGTAGAAGTTCTCGATCAGCTTGCCTGACCAAAGCTCAGGAATAAAGTTGCCGCTGTAATTCGGGCGGCCCGGGGAAACGGGATAAGACATAAAAGTAACTCCTTCTAATTACGCATTAAGTTGGATTCGATTTTCTCGCTGTGCTGCGAAAATATCGCGTTCAAGTCGGTCACGCTCCTGCTCTCGTCCCTTGTACTTACCAGAGCGAACATCATTAAAAAATTTCTGGATGTCGCCAGGGGTATAAGTACGAGCTTTGCTGGTCTGCGGAGTTCCCGAGTTCTTCGAACGTCCGGGAGAAACCTGCTTTTCCAGTTCAGGCGCAGTAGTGCGAGCCGGTGTCTGAGCAACAGAGGCTTGTCCAGTATTCTCAAGCCAAGCACGGAAGAAGTTAGCGACTCGCCTGGCATCGAGCGACCGCTGTGCGTCCTCAAGATATGTCTGACGGCTAATACCGGTAAGTGGATCAATGTCTAACAACCAAGACTGGAAGTCCGAGTTATCGTTGACATCACGCCAGTTAGGTACCGAGTTCGCCAGTTCAGCCCAGAACTGCTGCTCTGCAGATACGGCTTGCTTTTGGGCTACAGCCTGAACTTGCGGAACAACATTCGTCTGAAGTTGCTTGATAACGTTTTCAAGCTGAGCAATACGACTGGCTACTGAACCGAGTTCTTCTCGGGTAACCTTTCGCATTACATCCAGCGACTCGCCGTATTCCTCAACATCTTTGTCCGTAACAAGTTTCTCAACTTGCGCGGGCTGCTGAGCGACGTTTTGCTGTGCCGAAAGCGAAGCAAGCAATTGCTCCATTTGCTGAATACGCTGTTGCATCTCCTTGTTCTGCGAATGCAGACGAGGAACTTCAGCGTTATACATACCCTGCAGAGTCCGCCATTTCTGAGCATAAGTCTCAGAATTGGGGTCATCTTCCGTAGTCTTTGCATCACCAGCTTTCTGCTCAACTGCCGGTGATGGAGCAGCATTGTTCGTCTCAGTTTCTTCGTCGGCCTGCGGAGTTTCAGCAGTTTCAACTGGTGCAGAAGGCTCATCGGCAGGTTTGCCTGCTTCCTCTTGCGCCGCATTAAGCTGCTTGTAAAGCTCTTGGACAGCCTCGGACTGTTTACGAATTTGCTCTGGAAGTGCCATTGTACGCTCCTATCGGTATGCGCTAATTAGACGGCGAGACTAAATCTTTGCCGCCAGTTCAGGGGCATCCTTGGCGAACTTATAAAGTTCACCCAAAACTTGGCAGCGCCCCTGGGAAACTGCCGCGTTGTTTACTGTGCTGGGAAGGTTCTCGAGTTCATGCATACGCCAGTCACTCAAGTACTGGAGAATCTCCGGGTACTGTCGAACTGCTTGTGCAACCGCCTTAATGACCCTAGGTTCGGGGCGAATCATGCCGCCCTCCCGCTAGGACCACGTACGGTAGTAGCCTCTACCCCGCCTTTGGGAGAACCGTCAGGAAGCGCAGGAGTACCACCTTCAGGCTGTGCTTGCTGTTCTGCAGCAACCGACATAGCCATGGCTTGCATCCTAGCATCGTAACTAGCTCTTTCCCGAGAGGGGACAACCTCATCCACAGGCATCTGCAACCCTTTAGCCACTTCACGAAGAATCGCTGCGCGGCCATCCCTACCAATAATCTCGACATCAATCGGATTGGCGGTTGCATTGAGGAATTCAATTCTGCGGAGATTGACGGTCTCTTTCACCGCAAGGTTGATAGCACCCTTGGCCACAACCTCGACATCTCCCTTGATGGATTCATCCTCGTCATAACGCATGTTGTAAATGAACTGACGTTCAACGATGGGTTTGACGATATCCATGTCTATGTGCATGACGACTTGGCGGATGCCCTTGCCTGCAGCACCCATCAACATTGAGAGGCCAGACGAAGTACGTCCAGCCCCTTGCACGTTCAAATCACCATAAACATAAGCAGGTATACCAGAATGATCGTCAGCAAGGCGGCTAAACCGCTCATATACAGCCATGAGTTCATTTGCTCTGGAGTCGGGCTGAGTGAAGCGAACCGCTGGCGCACTCGATCCCAGAGGGTCATTAGTGACTTGCCAAATCTTCCAAGGAGAGAGTTGAGTGATGTCTTCGTTGGGTGGGATTCGCTCAAGGTTGAGTTCAACTTGGGGTCCGGATGAGATTCCCATGTTGTTGACGAGGGCACGGGCCGCTGCGTTGCAGACGCTTTGGAGGTCTTCGATGATTTTCGGGATGCCTTTACCCCAGAACGCGCCCGGGCACTTGATGAAGGAGGTTTTCGCATACGGCTTCTCTCCAAGCGGATCGTAGTTCAAAACCGCCTTAATAACGTAATTACCCACTACCCAAACGTTTGCGTCGTATTCGCGCGCCTGATCCGGGATTTCATCCTCGGTCATGCCCCACTCAACAAGCATCTTGCCACTGACCTTGCCCCAGAATTCTAGGGTGTCAAATACTTCGGTCGGACGCATGTATGAGTAGTACTTGCGTTCTTCTTCGTCCTTGATGAGTTCTACATCCTCATTGATCCAGGACTGGCCGTTGCCAATCTCCAGCACTTTGCGAATGGCATCCTCATCGTACCCAGGAACGCCAATAAGATTGGCCAAATCCATGCGAGTAAGCGGATGATGCTGGAAGATGTAGCCTTCGTTGATGTCGCTAATACCCGGCTCGGGGTACATTCTAAACGGATCAACGCGCTCGTATTCTGGACCGAGTTTCTCTACCGGCTCGACCACAGTCTGACCGTTGGGCAGCGTCTTCCAGCCTAAGGTGCGTTGACGGCGAACAATTGGCCCTTTAATAAACGCACAGGGGAAAGTGACGAGATCGGTGATGAAGTCATTGAACGCCTTCTCCCAGCCGCCGTGCGCAAACTGGTCTTGGATTTTCAACTTCATCCTATCGGCGCGGGATTGAGACTCCCTTAAAATGCGGAACCGATAGTCTTGCGCAACAATTTCGCGCATTTCGGACATCTGCTCTTGGGTAGGAGCCTGCCCAACGGTCTCAACCATCTTCAAAACTTTCTGTGCAAACTCAGCCTGAATCTCCCTACTTTGCGTAGGAGATAGATCAGGTATAGGAGTAGCATGTAAATCCCAAGGAGGGGAACCATTATCCAACAAAATATCACGAAGCCAACTCTCGGCAGCACGGCACTTAACCTCCGTGATCATCATGTAGATTTCGGAGCCGCCTTGGGACCGAATTGCTGCGAGTTTGTCGTTTTCGTACTGGCCGTTGCGCTGTCGTAGTGCACGCAACATTTCGTTCTCGATAGGCTTCTTAGCCATCTGGGCTACGTCCCAGCACTCCCTCAAATAACCAACCAACCCAAGAATGACAGGTTGATTCTGACGAGCATCCAGGGCCGCATTCGTTGCAGCCTGTTCTTGTCTCGCTAGTTCGTCGTTATTAACGACGCGGAGGAATGTTAGTCCAGCCATTTAGTTTACTTAGACTTACTCTGCTTTCTACGCATTTCGTATTCAGGCATCGCCATTTCCATTTCGCGCTCGCGGTAGGCTTCTTCGGTATAAGTGCCCGGACCTTTGCGCTTCGGAGCCATTTCTTCAATTTCAACTTTAACGTTGCGCATGGCTGCGCCTTTCTTACGCGGGTCTTCCATCATGCCCCTAGTAAATTCTTCCGGGGACATCTTTCGCGGCTTCGTAACCATCCCACCTTTCTGGTAGGACTTGACCATCCCGCCACCCATGTAACTTTTCATGGGTTTAGCCGAACCCGACATTTTCGGATTCGTCGAAGTAACCGTGTAGGGTTTATTGCATGAAGCCATGTGATATTCCTCCGCGTCTTGCGGGTTGTATCATAAATCTAACAGAAGTCAAATGGAAAAAGAACCCCCGAGGGAACCCCGGGGGTTAAGACACTACCTAGGGAGAAATGTAGTGCAATGAGAGGTAACTAGCGTATGAACAATATCAAGTCCAGCCAGAGGCCGCAACCTTTTTAATATCTCTACGGTACGGTATCCGGCTGGAGTCACTCACGTTCGCAATGTGCAGCATAAGATACTGCAATGCTTCGGCTACGTGGGAATGTTTATTCTTGTCGATCTCGCCATTGCCCTTGGGCTTGTAGCGGTAGCCGCCCATCATAGCAGCCTTCAATTGGGTGCATCTAGGATCGACCAGAAACCCTGGGTCGCCATCCACTTGACGCATCAGAAACTCGTCTACTGCGTTGATTCTAGCGGAGATATTGTTAGTTTTAGCCGGAATAACCTTAAGTCCCTCGGCCTTGATGATATCCACCGCACTGCGCTCGTCAGTCTGCGCCCGCTGAATACCAGCGGGGTCGGTCACCACTAGTAAAGGAATCCCCGGAAACCTTTCGTAGAGCAACGGCTTAAGTAAAGTTCTTACGAACCGCTGCACACCCATATCAAACGATACGCATTCGTCAAGTATCAGTGCGCGACCACGAGGGTCTTGTTGCCCGATAACAGCAGCCGGGGTCAGACCTAAGTCCATTCCGATAATGATAGGCCTTACGCCATTGACGGTTGGACGAAGCGTATTCTTGGTCATGTGGTAGTCGGGACGAAAATATTTATAAACCGGCATGCCAGCCAGTGACAGCCCGTACTCACCGTCAATGTAGACCCGAACGTACTCGTCAGACCGACCCTGGGTATCATAGTACCCATCAGGCAGATTCTCGATATTCTCAGCGTACGGCGAGCGTCCGGATGGTTGCTTGAACACATGCCACC